TTAGCGCAATTTTTTTCAAGGGTTTTGAGGCCGAAATGGCCGAGGGAGATGCAATGGGAAAACGAGGGCCTGCACCGCAGCCGACGGCAATCCTGAAGTTACGGGGGAGCTGGCTGGCGAAGCAGAGGGAGGCGGAGGGCGAGATGCAGCCGGAGATCGGCCGGCCGCATGAGCCGACGTTCGCGCATGACGATGAGCAACGAGCGTGGCAACAATTGGTCGATCAGCTTGAGGCTATCCCAGGACTGTTAACGGTCATCGATGGTCCGCAGCTGGAGCGGTATGCGCGGTATCTCGTGCGCTGGCGGATGATTGAGAGCGAGCTGGAGGCGTTCCGATCATCGACGAAAGAGTCATTGCTGGACAATGAAATGCGGCAGGTGCTGCGGCTACTGTGGCAGGAGTCGCGAGCGATGGACTTGCACCTCAAGCAGATCGAGGAAAAATTCGGCTTAACGCCATCGGCGAGGACGCGAATCAGACTCGGAATTGCCGCAGGCGAGATGCGGAATGATCGGGTGGAGCGGGAGGCAAAACGGCGGTTTTTTTAAGCTAAGTGGTGCTGGTCGGGAGCGTGACGCAACGGGAAGCGTCTGGCGGAACGAGTCTGCTCGCTGATGGCCTCGCAACGACAGTCATCGCCGAAGAACGCCGTTAGTACCAAATGGCGGGATTTGCTGCGCCTTGTGCCGGGCTATGATCCGTTCGCGGATGCGAACGGATGCTGGTTCGATTCAGGGGCGGCGAACCGCGCGCTCGAATTTTTTCGTGAGTGCATCCGCCACACAGAAGGCGAGTTGGCAGGCCAGCCGTTCGCGCTCCAGCCGTGGCAGGAGTCGGTGATTGCGAATCTGATCGGCTGGAAACGCCGCGATAAGCTTGGTCGCGACGTGCGGCGCTATCGGGAGTGTCTGATATATGTCGGGCGAAAGAATGGAAAGACGCCGTGGATTGCAGCGCTGGGCCTGTATATTTTCTTTTGCGACCAAGAGCCTGGCGCGCAATGTTACATCGCGGCGGGCGACCGCGAACAGGCGGGAATGTTGTTTCGCCATGCGAAGATAATGGTTGAGAGCGAGCCGGAATTATGCTCGCGATGCAAGATATACGGCGGTAATGCCAGTGCCGGACAATCGCGGTCCATTGTGAGCGAAAAAACTGGCTCATTCCTGCGAGTGATCTCTGCGGATGCGGATACGAAACATGGAGGGAATACGCATCTCGCAATCATCGACGAATTGCATGTTCAGCCAAATCGCAATCTCGTAGATGTGTTGCGTACATCAATGTCTTCGCAGAATCGCAGGCAGCCGTTGATGGTCTATATTACGACAGCCGATTTTGCGCGGGAGTCAATTTGCAATGAGATTTACGGCCATGCGTGCCAGGTGCGAGACGGCCATATCAGCGATCCGGCGTTTTTGCCGGTGATTTATGAAGCGCCGAAGGACGCCGATTGGTCTGATCCGGAGGTGTGGAAGCTGGCAAACCCGAATTTGGGTATATCGAAATCATGGGAGTACATGGAACGGGAGTGCAAACTTGCACAACAAAACCCGGCTTATCTGAATACCTTCTTACGGCTCGATCTCAATATACAGACTGATGCGGATGTCTGCGCCATTCCGATGGATCAATGGGACGCATGTGGAGAGTGGTATGAGGAATCCGAGTTTGCCGGGCGAGAATGTGTTGCCGGTCTCGACTTGTCCACCACGACGGATATCACGGCTCTTGTGCTGTTATTCCGGCCTTTGAGCGCAGGCGATCCCTGGGTTGTTGTTCCGCGCTTTTGGGTCCCGCGAGAGAATGCCAAGAAACGCGCGGACAGAGATCGTGTGCCTTACTTGTCCTGGATTCAGTCTGGGTTTATCGCGGCACATGATGGCACTCGCCTGGATTACGGGAAGATTCGGCGCGACATTAACGCATTGGCCGAGCGCTTTGCGATTCAGCAGATTGCGTATGATCCGTGGAATGCAACACAGTTAGCGCTAGAGTTGCAAGGTGATGGATTCGAGATGGTCGAATACCGTCAGGGCTTTCAGTCGATGAATGCGGCGACGAAAGAACTGCTCGCGATTATCGGTGCACGACAACTACGACATAGCGGCAATCCTGTCCTGCGGTGGATGGCGGCGAATGCAGTAACGGCCGAAGACCCGGCAGGCAACCTGAAATTTAATAAGGCGAAATCAAGGGACCGGATTGACGGAGTTGTAGCACTCACTATGGCTCTAGGCGTCGCGATGAACACGCAGTCGGCGACATCTATATCAGTGTATGAACGCGAACATCGCGGCTTTGTGGAGATATCGTAATGGATCGCGATGACTGGCAAATCGTGTGTGGTGTAATACTCGTTGCCGGCGGCGCGGGATGGTGGCTGCACCCCGGCGCCGGGATGGTGATTGCGGGTGTGTGTTTAGTCGTTCCCTTTTTTCTTTCGGCCAAGAATAGGGGCGGATGATGAAATTCTTCGCACCGCGCAATGCTTGGAACTATAAGTCAGGAGATGGTTGGTTTAATTTGCGCGGACAGCACGCCTCGTCAGGCGTGCGGGTAACCTACGACAAGGCGGAATCGCTGGCCGCTGTCTCGTGCGGAATCCGCGTGTATGCAGAGGCAATTGCCCAACTGCCGTGTCAGATAGTGGAGCAGCGCGATTTTCGCACGAAGCGAGCGGCGACAGATCATCCGCTATGGCGGGTTGTGCATGATGAGCCAAATCCGGAACAGACTAAGTTTCAATTCTTCGCGTTCATGACGGCATGCGCTGTCGGCTGGGGCAATGGCTATGCGGAAATCCAGAGGAATTCGACCGGAGATATTGTCGCTTTATGGCCGATTCATCCCAGCCGCATTCCGCGTCGCAATATCACGCGCAATAGCCGCGATGCCAGCCTGTGGAGCGACATTGTTGTCGGCGAACCCGGCGAGATCGTCTATTGGGTCCAGAATGATGACGGCTCGAAGTTCCCCATTGCGGCTAGAGATATGCTGTCATTGCCCGGCGTACTGTCGCAGGATGGAATTACGGGGCGAGGGATTATCGAGATAGGCGCATCGGCCTTAGGGATTGCGCTCGCGACGGAAGAGCACGCCGGCGCTTTTTTCCGTAATGGCGCAGCGCCGAACATGGTGATCAAATCGCCGAAGGTCGTGGGCAAGGAGACGGCGGAGAGGTTGCGAGAACAATGGCAGCTGGTTTTTGGCGGCGTGAAAAATCATTACAAGACCATCCTACTGGAAGAAGGCATGGAAGCCGTGCCATTCTTCATTTCGCCGGAAGCATCCCAGTTGCTGACCTCGCGGCAATTCTCAGTGGACGAGATCGCAAGAATCCTGAAGCTCCCGCCGCACAAGCTGAATTCGTTGAATCGTGCAACATGGGCCAACATAGAGCAACAGGCGCAGGAGTTCGTCGATTATTCGCTGATGCCGTGGGTTAAGCAGTGGGAAGAAAGTCTCTATAAGAGGTTACTAAGCGACGAGGATAAAAAAAGATATCGCTTCCGCATAAATGTGATGGCGCTGTTGCGGGGTGATTCGCAAGCGCGGGCGGCCTTTTATCGGGCGCTCTTTGACATGGGCGCGCTGTCGCCGAACGACATTAGAGAACTGGAGGACTGGAATCCGAACAGCGCTGGGGATCAATACTTCGTTCCGGCGAACAATCTCGTTCCGCTGGGCGCAATTGATGCGCTGGCCCAGGCGCAAATCGAGCGAGCGCGCGCCGAAGCGGAAAACGCAGGCGCCAGAAGCCCCGATGCGGCGCAAAGCAGCGCGCCTCCTACGGCGGCAGATGCCGAAAATTTGATTGCGGCGGCAGCAGTGCGCGAGGCGAGGGCCGCTGCTGCGGCGCAGGCAACGCGAGATGCAATCCGTCTATCAATTCAGGCGGTCATTGAGGGAATGATGCACCGCGAGGAGAGAGCTCTAAGTCAAGCGGCCAAAAAACCGGAAAGATTCCTCGCGTGGTGCGATGAATTTTACGGCGAGTTCCGGAGCCGTCTGACGGCGGCTATCGCTGTGTTCGCGCATGCGGCGGAACAGAGCGGGGCGGAATTATGCGCGGACTCAATCGCAAACGATTATGTTGCCGATTCGCTGGCGCGGCTGGCGCCTTTAGCGGATTTGCCGTGCAGCGAGTTGGCTCCTGCGCTGGCGAAGATGATGGATTCGTGGGATGGACGGCCGGCGCACTATGCGGCGGGCGCACTGACAGAAAAGGAAATCGTATGCACAATTTGATTGACGTAACACTGTCGGCGGAGATCGAGCGGGCGGCCAGTTCCGATTCATTCGTCGTTGGCATTCGGAATGCGTCGGAGGAGTCTCCGGCCGAAATCGCACTCTATGGCGAAATCGGCAACCCGTGGGAAGCATCTGATGCTCGCAGTGTGGCAGGATTTTTGCGAGCGAATAAAGGGCGCCCGGTTGTGGTGCGCATCAATTCAATGGGCGGCCTGGCCTATGACGGCATTACGATCCACAATGCGCTGGTGGCGCATGATGGTCCGGTGACGACAGTCATAGAGGGGATGGCCGGCAGTGCGGCATCGGTGATTGCAATGGCTGGGTCACCGGTCCGGATATATGAGAATGCGCAGCTGTTCATTCACCGCGCGCAAATGATCGTCGTCGGTAATCGCGATGCAACAGCCGAAGCGACGTCGTGGCTAGACAAGCTGGATGACGCTATCGCCAGGACATACAAGGCCAAAACGGGAAAAGCATACGACAAAATTCTGGAACTGATGAAGGGCAAAGTTGATGGGACGGTCTTCACCGCGCGAGAGGCAATCGCGATGAAATTCGCGGACGAAATGATTTCGCTCAAAACCGGAGAAGCGGTGAATGACGTGGGCGGTATCGCGAAATCATTGCGGGCCGAAGGCGAGCGGCGATTACTATGTGTCGAGGCATCGCGTGCGGAACGGCTCCGCACGCGGCGAGACCTGTATCGACTGGACTCCTAATTCACTCAGAATGCTAATATGGCGGCAATTGTTGTCACCGGCGCGGGTGGCCTGATCGGCGCGGAGTGCGTGCGACGATTTGGGCGGAAAGGTTATCACGTCATCGGGATTGACAACGATACCCGCCGCGTCCTTTTCGGCACGGCCGCATCGGTGCACAAGACAATTCAGGCGCTGCGCACTGCCAGCGCAAATTACGAACATCACGATCTCGACATCCGGGATTGCGCAGGCGTGGCGGAGTTGTTCCGGCGCAACCAGGGGCAAATTGCGGCGGTCATTCATTGCGCGGCTCAGCCGTCCCACGATTGGGCGGCACAAGAGCCGCTTGTTGATTTTGACATCAATGCGCGCGCCACGGTGGGGCTATTAAATGCGACGAAGGCATATGCGAGCGCCGCCACGTTCGTATATCTGAGCACGAACAAAGTCTATGGCGATGCGCCGAACAGCCTGAAGTATTGTGATATCGGAACGCGCCTTGAGCCGTTCGGCGACTCGCACTCGCGGCATGACGGATTTACCGAGGATACGCCGATTGATACGCGGCTCCATTCTCTTTTCGGCTGCTCCAAGCTGGCGGCTGATATCTATGTGCAAGAGTACGGCCTCTATTATGGAATGAATACCGTGTGTTTTCGCGGCGGCTGTTTGACGGGGCCGGGACACGCGGGGGCAAAGCAGCACGGGTTCTTATCATATCTATTAAGATGCTGCGTTGCTGAAATGCCGTATGAAATTATCGGCTATGGCGGCAAGCAGGTCCGCGACAACATTCACGCATCCGACTTGGTGTCGGCTATTGAAATGTTTCTTGAACACCCGAAACCTGGCGCGGTGTATAACATCGGCGGCGGGAGGGGCAATTCGTGCAGTATCCTGGAGGCTATTGCGCTGGCGGAAGAAGTGACCGGGAAAAAGATGCGGATTGCCTATCGAGAGCAGCCGCGAATCGGCGATCATATTTGGTGGATTACTAATACCGAAAAGTTTAGGACTGATTTTCCGGACTGGAAAATCAGGAAGTCATTACGCGATATAATCGCGGAAATTGCGGAGGCATCGTTGACGGATGGCGACTAGCGGCAAGCGGCTCGATATAGGCGAGGAGAACCGCGTCCGGCGATTGCGAGCCGCCGGTATGACGATCCGTGCAATCGCCTCCGCCGAGCGCGTGTCTCCGACGACCGTGCGGAAAATCTTGAAAAATCCTATTGCAAAGTGTCACACAATCGTTTCACGATAAAGACTAATAAAGAGATTCGCCACCTGGCAGTATAGCGCCAACGTGCTTGATCTGCCGGGGCCGACAGCAATTAGCCTCTCCAAAGAGCCGGTGAATTGCTGACAAGAGTTTTGAAAACCTTGTCGGTGATGGCCGGTGTTTTGTTGCCGCAATCGCCGACGCAACAGCGGAGACGGCAGAAATGGAACGAATTGCACAAATCATTGCTCGGTGTCGGCACATCGACAACGAGCAGGCGGCTATCGAGTCCGATGCGGAGCTTAATAATAATGGACAATTCACCGATGAGCAGCGCGCGAAATATGCCGAACTGAAGGCGGAGTTCGACGCCCTGATTAACGAAAAACAGAAGCTGGAGTCCGACGCAGCCATGAAGGCGGAGCGGTCAGGTCGTGCGGCCTTGCTCCAGCCGGCAATCTTGCCTCGCAAATCGCCGGAGAACGCCGGTGCTCCATTGCCGGGAGCGTCCACACAATCGGCTGAAGAACAGTCGGCGGAGGTTAGCAAATCGGCATCCAAAAAATTTAGTATTCCCGCCCAGGTGCGTCGGTTTACGCCGCGCAATTTTCTGGATCGTGATGGCATGACCGGCGAAGAGCGCGCATATCGATTCGGCCAGTATTGTCTGGCGAAGCTGACGAATGATATTCCGGGGCGCTATTCGTTTCCTCATGCGTTGAGCTTCATCAACTACTATATGGGCGGCATCCGGAATCTGGCGCACGGTGAAAGCGACGGCACTACCGGCGGGCATTATCTCGTGCCGGATGAATTCTCGAATGATTTCATCGTGCTCAGGGAGCGCTTTGGCGTTGCACGGAGACTGTTTCGCCGCGAACCGATGGCCGGCGATACCAAGCACGTTCCGAAATGGGGCAGCGGCTTGACGGCCTATTTCCCCAATGAGTCTGATGCAATTACCGAATCGAACTCGACATTCAGCGATATTCAATTGGTCGCGAAAAAAATGGGGGCCATTGCCCGCATGAGTGCTGAGTTGTCGGCGGACGCCGTGATTGACATCGGCGACCGTCTGGCCGGCGATATTGCCCAGGCGTTCGCGAATAAAGAGGATGAGTGCGGATTCAACGGCGATGGGACATCGACCTATGCCGGGATTCGCGGGGTCAGGTATCTCTTGCAAAACATCAGCGGCACAACCGATTCGGCCGGACTGGTGACGGCGAGCGGAAACGCATGGTCCGAAATCACGGCCGGCGATTTGACCGCAGTGGTTGGCAAGCTTCCGCAGTACGCCGATACCGGCAATTGTGCCTGGGTATGCCATCGCGCGTTTTATTATGGTGTGATGGAAAAGTTGCTCCTGGCGCAAGGCGGAGCGACGGCGATGGAACTGAAGTCCGGAGTGAGTCGGCCGCGACCGATGTATCTCGGTTACCCCGTCGAGTTTGCTCAGGTATTTCCGTCGGTCGAGGCGAACTCGCAGGTATGCGTTGCGTTCGGCGATTTCTCGCAAGGAGCCTTTTTCGGCGACCGCGCGGGGATCGAAATCATGTTCAGCGAGCACGCCTATATCAACTCGCAGAGTGTGTTCGAGCGCAATCAAATCGCAGTGCGCGGAACACAACGGTTTGACATCGTGGTGCACGGCTGCGGCGATACATCGACACCGGGACCGATTGTTGGACTGCAAACCGCAGCCTCATAAGATTAGATCAACATGAGTGACAAGATACGATTCTTGAAGGGATGGATGGGGCGGCCAGCCGGCTCCGTTGATAGCCGCCTCGGACGAGGGCAAATGCTCGCCCTGGTGGATAACGGCTTTGCCGAATGGGTCACCGAACTGGAGCACAATCAGAAAAAGTTCCATCGCGCTAAACAAATGACGAAAAAGGAGAATCGTTATGCTGAATGAATTGCGAGTCCTGGAGGGTGTGGCATTGGCCCCGGCCTCTCAGGCTGCGGCCGCCACTCGCTCCGCGAATATCGACTGTCTTGGGTATGATTATGCGACAATCCGGCTGAACCTAGCTGCCAAAGTTAATACCAGCGCCTCACCGCCGACGATTGCGGTGAAGGAGTCGGACGATACCGCTGCGACCAACTTCGCGACATGGTCCAGCTCCTTTAGTCGGAATGAAGACCTCACAGCGGCCCACAGTGTTGTGTTTAAGATCGATCTGCGCGGCAGGAAGCGATACCTGCAGCTGTCGGTTACTTCCGCGACACATACGACGAACGATGTCGTCACCGCCGCAGCGGACTATACGCTGTCGAGGGGGGAAAGAGCATCGGCAGGTACGGCCGGTCTGGTCGCCTCAACAAACGATGCAGTGGTCATCGGCTGATAGAGATTTGCGGGCGGCGGACAAAGTCTCGCCCTGACCCACAGGCGATTTGGCGTTTGCCGCCCGCTTTGTACGACCGTTCCCTGTGGGTCATGATGTGGGTCACAGTATGCTCGCCACCTCCGATATGCCGAGCGCCGCTCCGAAGGCAGAGGAGCGCGCGCGTGAGTTTCGCGAGCGGCCCGCCGGCAACGACCTGAAAGACCTGATCCCGAATCCGCGCGTCGTGTTGGATTGCGGAGCGGGCGCGGGTGGGTTTGCAACAGCGGCGTTTACGATTTGGCCGAATTGCACCGTCCATTCCTTTGAGCCGGCACAGCGGTTCAACTCAATTTTAACGCCGCTGAACGCACGGCATTTTGTGCATCGTGTCGCCCTCGGCGAATCGGATCGGCTCGGCACTCTTAACTGCACCGTCGGCCCGGAGTCTAATTCACTGCTCGGCTCCGTGCCTGGCGGACCGATGGAAAAAAGTCATCGACCAATCGGCACTGAAGAGGTCGAGGTATGCGCGCTTGATTCCATCGTCGCCGAGGGGATCGAACAAGTTGATTTACTCAAGGTCGATGTGCAGGGCGCAGAATTACTGGTGCTGCAAGGAGCAAAGGAGGTCATTAGGGCATCTCGCCCTGTGATCTATTGCGCGGTAGCATTCCAATCTCTATATCAGGACCAGCCGCTATTAGATACCGTCGATGAATATCTGGAATTCTTGGGTTATCGGCGGCTCTATTTGTATGCGTCTCCAATGCCTGATCTATGTGGTAATGCGATTTACGTGCCGAAGGAATATCGCGTACCGGGACCTCCGATTCGCCTTAATATCGGCGCGGGCGACGTTGTAATTCCTGGATTCACGGCGATTGACCGCAAGTTCGGCACGGAAGCCTTCCCTCTGGAATATGCGAATGATGCCGTCGAGGAAATCCGCTGCGTGCATATGCTGGAGCATCTATCGTATCGCGATGTTGATTTGGCGCTGAAGGAATGGTATCGCGTGCTGAAGCCGGGCGGTCGCCTCCGGGTGAGCGTGCCCGATGTCCCCAAAGTCGCCCGCATGTTGGATGACGAGACCTATGACCCAATGTGGCGATTCTACTTATTCGGCGGCCAGACTGATGATAACGATTTTCACCGGGCCGGCTTTGATGCCCGCGTGCTGAGCAAGTATTTGACGGCGGCGGGATTCGAGCGAGTGCGCCCGTGGACGTCTGAGAATACAGACCTCGCGGCGGCGGCATTTTCACTAAATCTTGAGGCATATAAGCCGGCCGAGACCCGGCCGCAGGATGAAGTGGAAGTCAAGATTCGCGCTGTGTGTGGTATGCCGCGCGTCGGGTGGAACGATTCGTGGCAATCGTTTATTGATGCGCTTAAGCCATTCGGCATTCCAATTGAGACGCATCAAGGATGTTTCTGGTGGCAGAATATGCAATGCGCATTATCGCGCGCGCTACGAGACGGCATCGACTGGGTGGTTACGCTCGATTATGATTCAATGATTCTGCCGCACCATGTCCGGCGATTGCTTGATATCATGTCGAAATATCCGCATATCGACGCCGTCGCCGCGCTGCAAATGCGTCGCGGTGCGGAAACGCCGCTCTTCTCCACTGGCAAAGCAACTGCCGAAATCAACGGCGAACCAATCAGGGTCAACACGGCGCATTTCGGATTGACCGTACTGCGCGTTGCGAAATTGGCGGCGGTTCCCAAACCGTGGCTAATCGACGAACCCGACGCCGATGGGGAATTCACGGGAAATCATGTCGATGCAGATATCACATTCTGGAAGAAATGGACGGCAGCAGGTAATACGATTTACATCGCGCCGGACGTGCGTATCGGACATCTGGAATTATTGGTCTCGGAATTCGACGAAAATTATGAGCCGCAGCATTACCAAATCGGCAAATGGTGGAACATGCACGCGCAAAAGGGCCACTGCAATCGAACAGTGAAGGGGACATGAGAATGCCGTCACTGGTGCGAACAGTTGCGCCGACGCAACTCCCCGTGGGCCTGGACGAGCTTAAGGCGCGGTTGAAAATCACCCATAATGATGCGGACGCGGCGCTACAATCATATTTGGAGGCGGCGACGGACTATTGTCAGGAGTATCAATGGGCGCAGTATTGCACCGCGACATATGTAGAGAGGTATGACCAATTCCCTAATATGTTCGTGCCGCAGCGCAACCCGCTAATCAGCGCCACGAGTATCGTCTATAACGATGTCTCTAATCAGGCGGTGACATTAACGCAGAACACAGATTATACCGTTGATATCTATAGTAAGCCGGCACGCATTGTTCCGGCATTCAACACCTCATGGCCGGCGACATATGCGCATGTCAATGCCGTAACGCTTACATATGTGGCCGGATATGGAGGGCCGGCGGATGTGCCGTCGGAGATTAAACACGCAATTTTGCTGAAGGCAGCGCAACAATATGGAGACTGCGACGGAAACAGCATCGCCGCAATGGACCGCATGATTCACGCATTGTTGGACAAGCGCAGTTTCAGGATTTTTTACTGATGACGTGTATCTGCCCAAACGAGTTGACGCGGCTTATTATTGTGGAGCGAATCAAAGATTCGGCGGTTCCGGAAGCAGACGGCAACATCGATGAGACGAACGACACCAACTGGGTCGCGTATGGCCGGGAGTGGGCGAAGGTTGTCACGCGCGGAAGCCGTGAATTCGCCTCTGGTCCGCAACTAACCGAAGAGATTAGTCACCAATGGACGATCCGATGGAGTACGAAAGCGAGCAACTATACGACCGGCATGAGAATCGTCATGGACGGGCGCCGATTCAATATTGCGGCTCCGCCAATCAATATTGACGAAAAAAACGAATGGCTGCTGATCAACACGACAGAAATCGCGAGCATATAATGGCCACTGCTGCACGACGCGCAGGCACTCGCCTGATTACCGGAGTAGAGGAGTTAGACAGACGGCTGGCGCAGCTCAAGATCGGAGCCGCGAATAAAATTGCCCGCCCGGCGCTGCTGAAGGGGGCAAGGCTGTTGTTGCGTAAAATGAAAAACGCCGTGCCGCCCGATAAGACATATATCAAGCGGGCATTGGGAATAGTGGTGAATGCCAAAGGTGGCGAGCAGCGAGCCAAAGTGGGGGCTGCGGTTGGCAAGGCGGCAAAGGTTGCTCCGAAGAGGAGCGGGGACAACCGTGGTGGCGTCGGTATTAGCGGCCGAAACATTCACTGGGCATTGCTCGGTACGGCCAAGAGAGCCAAAAAGAGCACCGGGGCGAGCACCGGCGCAATGCCGCCGCAAGTGCCTGGTCTGGTGCGAGGAGTGGCGGCCTCATCGGATGCGCAAGTGAAGGCGGCGATTGCGCAAGAGGGGCGTGAGCGGTTGGCGCGATTGGCGCGAAAATAAATGGCACTCGAAGCGGGATTGAGAACTCTGCTGCTGGCGCAATCGCCTATTACGACGCTCTGCCCAGCGCAGATAGTCAAGGGTGTTAGCCATTACGGCGTCTTCGTCGGACGTGCGGCGCAGGGGTTCGCTCCGCCGTTTATTGTAATTACACGGACCGAGCACGACCCTTACGCTACTCTTGACGGCACGACTGGGATGGGATCATCTGAGATAGATATCGACTGTTTCGAGGCGACGCACACGAAGGCGGAAGCATTGGCGACGGCAGTGGTCGATTTTCTGAAGGACTATTCCGGCGCAGCCGGAGCGACCGATATAATTGATGCGGTGATTCTGCTGAATCGCCGGAGTTTTCAGACTCAGGCGGGCAGCGGGAACGATGAATGGCAATATGTGGTGACACTGACATTTCAGATTCAACACCATTAACCAGGGGGTTTAATCGCAGGAGGGATCGCATATGGCAAAGGTAAAATCGAAAGGGATTGTGCTCAGCCACACTGTTGGCAGCGCAGCCGTGGCGCTGGCGCAAATCATCAACCTTGAGGAATCCGGGGCGGCATCAATGACATATGATGCCACCACACTGGACGGCGGAGTTTTCAAGCAGTTTGAGCCGACTGGCTATTCCGAACCGGGGGAACTCACCGGCACGCTATTTTATGACCCCGCGCTGGCAGGCCACAAGAACATCACAAATTTGATTGCCGCGCCGGCGACGAATGCTATGAGCGTAACATTTCCAGATGCGGGATCAACCACTAAGGCATTTACAGCGGCCGGCTATGAGTTCGGCTATGCCGCTGCAATGGATAATGGCTTAGTCGGGACGTTCAAATATAAGTTGACCGGCAATCCAGGATTCCCGTCATAATACGAGTGGAGGGAGCGTGAAATATCAATTGACGAGGAATGATATCCGCCCGTCGTATGCCGGACATCCCTTAGGCTGGGTTCCCGACGAAATGGCGGAGTTTATCGAATGGCGAGAGGTTTTCTCTAGCGGGCGTGTACAGCGCATGGCGTTCTGGCGGTGCGACGTCGTATTCGATAATGAGTGGGGGCCGGAAATGGTGCGGGCGGGCATCGCCGTGCCGCTAGATGATGAGTGCCGCAATGCGTGTGAGCGCACAGCGGAGCAGATTGCAGCGGCGCAGAAAGCGTATGCTCGCACGAACGCCGGTATTCATCCGGAGGATTTTGAGGCTTACGACAAGGGCTATATGGTCGGATATCGCGATGGGAAGTGGATTCCCGGCCCCAATTACGCCGAGTGGGAAGCACAGCAGCGGGCGCTGGAAGAGGAGGAAGAAATATGACATCGCTGGTAGAACGCATTCAGAGGCGTCGCTTTTATCCGGTTCCGGTCGCTGGTGAAACATTCCATGTTCGCGCCTTGTCGATTGCGGACCGGCGGCGTATGGATGCGATTGAGGACATTCTGGACAAGTCGTTCTTCGCTCTCGGTCGAGGGCTGTGCAACGGCGACGGGTCCGAAGCCTTTCCTCGCCGGCCCGAAGAAGGTGATCTAGACTATGCCCGCCGCATGGCGAATGAATTGGCGGAGATTCCGACGGATACATTCAGCGAACTATGCGCGGCAATTAACAAAATTGGGATTGCGCCCCGCGAGGAAGTCATCGCAAAAAACTGAGAAAGGACCGCGAGGCCCTGTTTTTAAGACGGCTTGCCTTGTCGGTCAATCGCCTTGATTTTTGGAATCTGGAAGAAGAGCTAACACCTTACGAACTGATGGTGCATTATATCGCGCAGCAGATCGAACCGATTGGAGCCGAGCGCGATGACATAAGATCGGCGTTACATGCTTTGATTATGGTCCAGAGCATGGCGCATAGTAGCATATCTCCGGAGCAGATCAACAATACTATGGATGCGCTCACAAATTATCTCGGATTGCGCGAAGAACCGGAAGTGAGCGGAGAGCAGGCGGCGCGAATGTTTGGTGCGTTATGAGCGGCATCGGCGATTTGGTAGTGCATCTGGGGGTTAATTATGTCGCATTCCGGCAGGGGTTTGCGAATGCGCAAGGGATCGCCGCACGCGGATCGAAAAATATCGAGAAATCAATAACGCCGATTTCCGGGACAGCCCGTGCAATGAGCGGCGCAATATTGCCGCTAAAAGGCGCACTGGGCGGGCTGATGACTGTAGCGGGTCCGCTGGCGGGGGCATTGGCAGCGGCGTTCGGTGCTAGCTCCGCGGTTGCCGCAGCGAAGAAACAACGACAAGCGGCCCAAAAGCTAGAGGCCGTCCTACAGGCGACCGGCGGCGCGGCGGGCCTGACGGCGAAACAAATCGGTGAGTATGCCGGCGAATTGCAGAAAGCGACGAACTTTGGTGACGAAGTGGCGATTGGCGCAGCGGCAATACTCGCGACGTTCAGCAACATCCGAGGCGATAACTTCAAACGCGCGCTGGCTCTGACGCAGGACATGGCCACGGTGATGGGCACAGACCTGAACCATGCGGCCAAAAAACTTGGTCGGTCGCTGAAGAATGTCGATCCATCGGAGATAGGCGAAAAGCTGTCGGAATTGGAGCATCGTTTTGGTGGTGCGGCGGCGGCCGCAGCCGACCCATGGACACAACTCAAGAACATTATTGGCGATATGAGCGAGCAGATTGGCGGAATTCTGCTCCCATGGGTGGATATGCTGAGTACGAGCCTGATGGATGTTGCGTCGCAGGGGGTCGGTCTATTCGGGTCACTGAACTCAGCAAGTCAGGAATGGGCTGATGCCGGCATGATAGCATTTAAGACGCTCGGCGATGCGGCGTACCTGTGGTATTTGAGAGCCGAATTAGCGGTGGTCCAAATCGGAGCAGCATTGGATCATTTTTTTACGAAACAAGTGCCGGCATTTTTCAACTGGTTCACCAAAAACTGGAGGGACATTTTTTTCACTGCGGGCGATTATGCGCTGACGGTGCTCACGAACCTAGGAGAAAACATCCGCAACCTATGGAAGGCAGTATTGGATTTTATTGCCGGCCGCCCCGTGAAACTTGACTGGAAGCCGCTGACGGAAGGCGCTATCAATGCCATTAAACAAATGCCAGACATTCCGGCTCGTATCGAGAGCGAATTCGAGAAGAGGCTGAAAGACGACATTCGCGCGCAGGAGGAGTTCCTCGCTAAGGCGCAGATGAATCTGGCGGAGGAGCTTATTCAGAAGAGAGCCGAGAAAAATCAGAAAAAGGCGCCGCAGCCTTTTCTTCCCGGCGACCGCATGGCTGGTAAGGCCGGAAGCCGGGCAGATGCAACAGTCGCCGCGCTGCAAAAGGGGAGCGCCGAGGCGCTCTCTGCGATATTCAAGGCGATGAGTAGCGACACGGAGGACATCGGCGTAAAGCAATTGAAAGTGGAAGAGGAACAGGCCGATATGCTGGACGAGGCGGTTGCAATTTGGCGAGACATGCGCAGCAACGGTCTGGCTGTGTTTGGCGGGACGATTCCGGCATGATCGTCTATTTTCGCAATCTACCGGGCCGCGAAGCCGACTGGGGCAAGGGCAATGATCGCATCCTGCGCCGCAGCTGGTTGGCGCTGACAGATACGCGCTATACCTCGGAAGCGCTGGTGTTGGCCGAGGCCATTACTTTACACGGCGCGCCGATACCCTTTTTCTCCACTCATCCGGACGATGTCTTTTACCTCTGCAAGCGACTGAAGGCAAAGCAGGAAACCGATTCTCCGCTGCACTGGATCATTGATGCCGAGTATGATACGAAGCCGTGGGACGACGATGATGAGGACAAGCCCCCCTTGGACCGGCGCGCAAAAATCGAATGGTCCACAGTGAAATACCAAAAAGCGGTTGAGAAGGATCGTGACGGCGAGGCCATTCTGAATTCCGCTGGATTTTATTTCGACCCGCCGCCGCTAAAAGATGTCTCGCGATGGTCGGTGACGGTCTCCAAAAACCTGCCGGCTGTACCGACTTTTATCCTGAATCTGCCCGATAAGCTCAATGCGTTCACGTGGGTCATTCAAGGAATTCCCGTCGAGCCGAATGCGGCAAAGATCATGTCGGTGCATGTGTCTGATCTGCAGAAAGAGCAGGACCAGGAGTTCTATGTTTTTACGTATACGGTGGAATTCGATAGAGACCACTGGAAGGGTGTCTATCTGAATCAGGGTTTTTATGATGCGGACGGCGAGCGCATAAAGGACCAGTCTGATAAGCCGGTCGCATTTCCGTGGCCACTAGATGACAGCGGATTCAAGATCGACGATCCCAATCCGGACAACGCGACGTTCTCGGAGTACAACATTTACGAGGAAATAGACTTCAGTATTTTGCCAGTCGATTAGGAGGAGGTGTTATGCCGGACGGATTACTGACGATTAACGCTGGGTCTATACACGACAGGCACATCTCATCGTCGGCCGGCATCGGAACGGATAAGATGAAGCATATCCATTCCGTGACGGCAAATTTCGGCCTGGAGTACAACGCCACCCCTGTAGCCAAGGTATTCGTGTTATATCAGGCGCAAGCAATCGGAACACTGCGCGCGTTTTATGCGGGCCTCTATGATTCCGGGACATCGACATCGGTAACATTCGATCTCCGCAAAAACGGCGTGTCGGTGCTATCATCGGCAGTTGCCGTCGTGCATGGGGACGGTGATCGCGCTCGCATTGCCGGGACAATCACCAGCGCCTCTTTCGCGGCCGGCGATGTCTTCACGGTGCATCTGGCAGCCACCGCGACGACCGGCGCTCAGGGGCCGTATTGCACGGCAGTATTCGAGGAAAATAGCGTACCATGACGGATCGCCGCGTCATTGGATTTGCCAACGAGGCGGACTTCCGCCGCATGGCGCGGATGGTGCAATATGTCGAAAAGGGAGCGCTGGAGCATCCCTTTTTTCGGATGCAGCGGCCCGTTGATGACCCGGAATCGACATTCGCGCTCCCGGACGGCGATTGCTCCTGCTGTCCGGATTGTTTCTGCTATCCGCGAGACCCGGTGACCGCGTGCAATGCGATCCCATGCCTCTATAGGACTTATCGCATTGCAGGCAAGATGCCGTTTGCCGGTGAGGTCTCGCTGGCATGGTTGTCCGGCTGCACATTTCAGTCGGACGATTTTCCAGTCACAATTTGTAATGTCGATTATGATACGTTCCGATGGACGCTCACCATTGGCGACGGAACGTGCGGATCAGTTTTGGAACTCGTTAAGACCGGTACGGCCACAATCAATATTCCGCTCAAATACAAGAGCGCGCACTGCAAGTGGAACCCGATCTGCGGGAACGAAATGGTGTGGGTGTTTGATTGCAACATGCCATCGGATATTGCGCATTTGTTCCACCAGAAGGTCTGCATCTATCCTGAGGGACCGCGATGCAAAAAGTGTCCCGATGTCATCACTTCATGCTGCGCCGCTGGATTCTCGCAGCAGCTATTGTGGACGTTCGATGCACATGGTTTTGGATATTCTTGCCCTGCGATTGATGGTCAGACGGCGGTCTTGACATTTAATCGCGCGTACGACAGCGGCGGCGGCAACATTTGCTACGAATGGGTCGGGACGACCGGAGATGTGGGATCAGGCTGCGGCGTCTTGACCGTCAAGGCGACCATTTGTTTGGGCTGTGCCTGGTTCGTGGATATCTACAACCAGACGGGAAGCCTGTGCTTGCATATCGGGTCGGACTTTGCTCCAGCATCGTGCCCGATGGTCATGGAAACATTTACGCCAACATCGAGCAATAATAATTTCGGAGTCTACTGGGTTACCGGTGATTGTTCGTGTTGTCCGACAGCAGGCCAGCCGCTCGTTGGTGGTACATTGCAGCCGTTATAATGACTCAACGTTTTTCCTGTTCGCAAATCTGGCGCATTGCGGCAAAGCCGTCATCGCGGCCGGCGCCATATCCGGCATGATATCCTCGCTCGTAATCTGGAGTCGCAATCGTCGGCGTCATCACCCCGGCCGTGATAGCCGCTCCGAAGGCAGCCCCAAGCATGACCCATAACCACGGCGGAACCCTGTCGTTAACATTCTCAGTCATGATATCCTCGCTTTCAACGCTAATCCTAACCCCGCTCTGATTCGGTGGCAAGCAAAATGTTCCCACTTTGTCATCAGTCCGGCGCAATCAGCGAATGCGGCAAGCGCATGTGCCGCCTGAATGACGACCGGCGATGGGTCACGCTGGACACCTGCTTGGCATGTCCGTATGCCGTCGCAATCGCCGATGCAGACCTCGTGCCGATTTGCTCGCCGCCGTTGGTGGAGTCGCAATACTGCCGCCATCGCGGACCAGTAATCAGGACGCTCCCGTGCGAACTCTGCGGCGCAACCGTGGCCAAAGGACAACAAGTCCCTGTCTATCACTGTGCGCTGCATGGCGAGTGCGCCACGATCCGGTTCCGCCAACTCGGCCAACCTCGCATCTGTGGGACGTGCGAAGATTTCTGCGATGTCAGACGCGCGCAGTTCCCGGACCTCACCGGCCCGGCGAACCTGATGATGTGCATATATCCGCGCGCGGAGGCGCGAGAAATCTGGAAGGCGCAGCAGGAGCGTATCCGGATGGCCATCGGCACATTCGACGGTCTTAAGCTGTGCGCTGTCGCGTATGATGACACGACGGCCGAAGAAGAGATCGACGAATCGCTGTGGGATGAGGTAGTGCGCATCCCGAATGATCCCGCGCAATGGGAGTTGCCCGGCTGGCGTTGGGCGATGACCAGGCTGAAGGAGCAGCCCGGATTCACCGTCCGACTGCACGCGAAAGGGGTCGTGCGCGGCATCTGCGAGCAGCATACGAAACGATGGTGGGAGCTAGGGTATGATGCGCTGCTCGACGTAGAGGCGGTGCGCGAAAGCCTAAAAACGTCAGTCATCACCGGCGCGTTTCGCCGGAATGACGCCACGGCTGCAATGGAGTGGCACTATACCGGATCGTTTTACGCGTTTCGCAACGCCGAGGTGTTTGCGCGAAACTGGGAACCGGAATGGCATGGACCGGCCGATCATTACGTCGAGGCATGGCCGTCTCTAATAGCCGAGAAGTCGCGTGCCAACTGCCTAGCATTCGACGGCGTCGGGAACCTATACGATCACCGCGCATGGCGACAGACCTCGGCAAAAGCCCCCCCTGTGGTCCGCCCCATAGCGCCGGTTGCTGTTTGTGCAATATCTCACAACTACGGCCACTATTTGGCGGAATGTGTGCGATCTGTCGAACAGTCCACTGTGCGGCCGGCCGAAATCATAATTGTCGATGATGCCTCAGACGATAACACTGAGGAAGTCGGCAAGTCGATGGGCTATCCTTATATCCGGCACGACGCGCGCAACGTCCACGAATCTCGGAAGTTGGGCTATCAAAACACGACAGCAAAATATCTTTGTTTTCTGGATGCTGACGACAAGCTGCTGCCAGACTATCTGGCCAACGCCGTGAATATCATGGAGGCCGACGGATCAATCGGAATCGTCTTTTCAGACCTCCAGGAGTTCGGCGATTCCCGCGAACTGCGGCGACACGATCCCGGCGCGGAAATCGAGAGAGCCAATAACTACCACGCCGGAAGCGTGGTGCGCCGCGCGGCATTGGAGTCGTCCGGCGCATTGCGCGATCAGTTTGCGGCTGGCCAGTCCTGGCTCGATTGGATCGTGTGGCGACAAGTCGTGCGCGCCGGCTGGAAGACGGCGAAGAATCCAACGCCGTATCTTTATCGGCGGCACAGCCGGTCCATGAGCGTGGCCAATCGCGGTTGCGCCTATTGGGACTATGCGCAGCTAGCGCGCGAACACGTCGCAATCATCATTCCGCTGTCCGGCAGGCCGAACTCGGTAAAACGCCTTATCGGATGGCTACGCGGTCAGACATGGCCGCATGAGCAATGCCGATTGTTGCTGGCGGACACCGTGGCGGGGGGCCGCCTGGGTTGGCAGATCGCACAATGGATCAGCGCGGACTACCCGAACATCCGCGTCCAATCTCTGCCGATTGGTCGCCCCGGATTGGCGGATGATGACCGTGTGCGATGCAGCCGCGAGGTGCAATCCGCAATGGCGGAGCTATATGCGAAACTGCGCATGATGACGGACACCGAATACAACCTGATCATCGAAGATGACGTTCTACCGCCGTGCGACGCCATCGAAAAATTATTGCGGGGAATGGATCACTCGGTCGCGGCAGTAACCGGTGTTGGCTGGAGTCGCTTCGCGCAATGGTATGTCGCATGGATTCGCGATGGACTGCGGCATTTGACGACGCTCGGCAAGGGCATTGAGACCATCGACGGCTGTTGGTTCGGTTGTACGTTGATTCGCCGATCCGCGCTGCTTGCCGCGCCGATGACGACGGACGGCCGTAGCGGAAATTTCGATTATGCGTTTTTCGACTGGCTGGCCGCGCATAGCTGGGAGTGCCGCATCAATTGGGACGTGCTCTGCGACCACGCGGGATTGATGGCGGACGAGCCGTGGCGACCGAGACAATAATAGTGACCGAATCGAGCGCCCAACTCCCCTGGGGATGGCTGCTGCTGTTCGGCCTCGCCTGCGCGAGTGCCGGATATCTCCTGGGGCAGGCGGACAAAATCCGGATAGAGCGAAATCGGGAAATCATGGAGGAGAGTAAGTGAAGCCCCTCATCTATCTCATCGGACCCTATCGGCGACCAGAACCAGTTGCCAACGTCAATCGCGCCGTCAGGATCGGCCAGCAAATTCGGGACACACTGGACGTTGCTGTAATCATCCCGCACTGGAGTATGCTTGAGCATCTAATTTGCCCTCGCGACGATCAGTATTGGCTCGATACGACAATGGACCTACTGCGGCATTGCGACGCAGCCTACCGACTCGACGGGTTTTCGCTCGGCGGCGATGCGGAAGAAGAGGAATGCGGCCGCCTGGGTCTCCAGGTTTTTCGGTCGATGTCATCGCTCGCCTGTTGGGTCGAACAGTGGAGAGGAAGACATGCCACGGCCCGATAACTGGAATTGGATGACGCACCGTGAGCAAAGGGAATGGCTGGGTCGTCACGAGGCGCAACCTCACCAGCCGCCAGACGCAGCGCAGCCTGACAACTCATCCGCTATGTTGTCCGACTGCACAATCCACGGAGCATCGAATAACCCGAAAGATATCGCAGCGCGGGCGAAATGTCCGCTACAGCTGATTCCGCCGACGGCGGAAACGGAAATCGCCTGGGTACTGCACTCCGGCGCAATGAAGTACGGACCGTGGAATTGGAGGCGGGACCGCATCGAACTCTCCAATTATCTTGGTGCGATGCGGAGGCACATTGCGAGAATCCTGGACGGAGAGGATGTCGATGCCGAGTCGGGGCGATTGCATCTGGCGCATGTGGCCGCAACGGCAATCATAATGATTGATGCGCTGGCGCATGATTGCGTAATCGACGACCGGCCATAATGTCCGGCGATGACGAGGAGAGACGATGCAGAGAATGCCAAAACGGCCACGGCGGAACCAGCGTTTCTGGAAGAATGTCAGACTCGCAATGGAGCGATTTCCGGCAGCATTCCCCGTGACCGTGATTGTCGGATTCCTACCCGCCAGGCTTCGCCCCGCTTGGGCCGCGTGCGACAAGATTGGCTCTCGCTTCTTCGTTTGGCTCTTCGAGCCGGACATCGACATACCTCCTATTGAGCCGGACACGCAGAACGGCCGTGAAACATGGCTGTGGGATGCCTTTCTCCATGAATACGCCCACATTCTCGATTGGTCGCATCTACGAGATAAACACGACCAACCATATGCCCAGTGGCACTCGGCGACATGGGGCGTCTGGTATGCGAAGCTCTATCAGAGTTTGACCGATGATCCGTAATTTCGTGGATGGTACGGAAGGTGGCTAACCAATATACCGGACCAGGGCGGGCCGCCGCTGTGGCGCGGGAGTTCTGCGCGCGAATGGCCGACGTACCGACGCGCACTATCGCGCGGGCGCTCCACAAGCAGCACCCCAAGCTCTTCTTGAGCGTCGAGAAAGCCCGCAATGCAGTGCGAGACATTCGCGGCAATCGCGGCGAGACCAAGCGCAGGACGGCGAGAGACAAGTCTCTGTTTCGGCCGAACGGCAAGGCGGGCGCAGTCCTAATGCCAGAGCCGGTATTGGAATCGTGGGAGCCATTGTGTATTGATGGCCCGGCGCGCGTCGGCGTGCTGTCAGATATCCACGTGCCGTACCACGACAAATCCGCCCTGGAAACCGCAGTGACGGAGTGCAAGCGCCATCGGTGCGACGTGGTCATTCTGAATGGCGACACAATTGATTTTTATGGTATCAGTCGATTCGAAAAAGACCCGGAACGGCGCACGCCGACTCAAGAGATTCGCGACGCCGTACAACTCATGCGATGGATTCAGCAGCAGCTCCCGAAGGCGCGGATGATCTGGAAGGACGGCAATCACGATGAACGCCTCTCCAAATTCGTGCTCCACAATGCGCCGGTGCTCTGGTCGCTGCAGCAGGTGCGGCTGCCCAACGTTCTGGGATGGGAAATGGCGGAGCAAACGGGGCGCGAATCGACGAAGCTGGAGCGCTATGGATGGGAGTACGTCACCGACAAGCGCCCCATAATGGCCGGCAAACTGCCGATCTTGCACGGCCACGAACTGCCGGGCGGAGGCTCATCGGCGGTAAATCCATCGCGCGGCGCATATCTCAGGACCGCGCATACCGTGCTGATCGGTCATCAGCATCGGACGTCGCAGCACACTGAGCCGGATATGTTCCACGAGGAGGTGGCGTGCTTTTCCACCGGCGCACTGTGCGGACTTTATCCGGCGTTCGCGCGGATCAATAAATGGAACCACGGTTTCGCGCTGGTCGATGTCGCCGCCGACCAGGAATTCGACGTGAGAAATTTGCGTATCGCCGAAGGAAAAATCCGCGCGTCATGAATTGATTGGAAGAGATCATGATCCGCAAAACCAACAATCGTCGTCTGCCGCGTCCTGAGGCGTATATGCCGACTCCAGAGGAAATCGCTGCGATGGCGGCCACGATTCGCGCCGAATGGGATATGCTCTATCCGTGGCGCTGGCGAGAGCAACCGATGGCAGTGCAGCCGATACGGCTCCATCGCGCCCACGACCCGATCACAGACGAGCGGGACTAAATTCCAGGGCGCATTCAGCCCGCAACCAAGCCAAAAACATAATGCGGGAATAGACGTATTGTATTAACAGGCAAGGAGTTTCGCCATTCTTAAAAACCAAGTGTCCAGCGAGTCGCCGAGCGCGGGCGGAGAGTCGCTGGCGGGCCGTTTCGGCCTGTGAGGCTCGAAGAATGCGGCTCTTTTCCGCTCGTTCTGGATTTTTTTCTTGACTTTCGCATTACAACGCTGATAATCGCTGCATCATGAGCAAACGAAAAATGTTCTTTGTCTCGGACGTCGCCTCTGAGTTAGGCCTCACGGTTGGCCGCATCAATCAAATCTGTCGCAAATTCTCGATTGGCGAATTGATTCGGCCCAACCTGAGAGTGCTGTCGGCGAGAGACGTAGATCAAATCCAGAAAATCATCGCATCGTACCATCCAGGGCGGGAACAAAAAAAATCTGAAAATCGCGCTTGACGCGATTATCACTGTTGATAGGATGTCGCAACGCGGGTTGAGTCCGGTCAGTTGGTTCTTTTGGTGCAGGACGCATCACTTCTCCGGCCTTCTGCCGGCGCGGTGACGCAGGACGTAACATATCGCAATCTGGCATAGTGGCAGGATGCCGTCGTGCCCACGGATGGGCACTCTCGTTCGTGATTGGGGAGGCGAGATATGCTTACGACCGTTTTGTATCTCGTCGCTGCATTCCTGGTGTGTCTCGTAGCTGGGCAGTTGGCAGGGTGAAGAACGATGAAGACAGATGGGGTGCACTGTGCACGCAATCCGATTTTTAATTCTCGCCGATTTGCCGCGTGTCGTTGAAATTGAGCGGGCCACGTGCTCGGACCCGTGGAGCATCGACGATTTTGATCGTGCATTTCGACGCTTGCGCTATATCGGGATTGTAGCCGAATTTTCCGGCTCGGTAGCGGGATTCGCCGTCTTCCGAGGCGACGCGCCGTTGCAAGTCGAGAATGTCGCCGTGGCGCCATCACTGCGGCGGCAAGGGATCGGACGCGCGCTGCTGGAATGGATACAGTCGCAGAGGCGAGACATCATTGCCGACGTCTCCGAGCGGAATCTGATTGCGCAGCTGTTCCTGCGGTCGTGCGGATTCCGTGCGATGCGGGTCATTCGTGATTTTTACCGCGACGGTGCGGATGCTTACCAATTCGAGTTTCACAGGGGAGGCGCTACGGCGCGGACTCCTATCACGGAATGCGCGGCGAATTGATGAGCGGACCATCGCTCGCCAGTGTGTTGCTGGCGAGAGTACCGGCCCCCGGCCCGGTAGTTGTCCTGATCCGGGCCGGGGGTTTTGAAAACGAGGATGACAGCAACAAGGAAGTGAAGATGCTCGTGCTTAGCAGGAGGCCAGGCGAAGCGATTGTCATTGGTGAAAAATTAGGGGCGGTTAGCAGCGGCAGGAGTATTCGCATCGTCATCAAAATTGTGGCAGTTTCCAGGGGAGGCGTGCGCAAGAGCGGAAAGGTCAGGCTCGCCATCGACGCGCCGAAGGAGATGTCCATCGTCCGCGAGGAATGCGGCGACGGTCGCAGCAAGGGTGAAATAATCACGGGCGGTTAGTGTGTGTGCTGGGCGGAACGAGAATGCGAAATAAACGGGAGCGTGCGAAGGGGCCGACCTGCCGGCCCAAGGCGAGAATAGCTGGGGACTCCGAGAGCCTTGTAGCGCTCGCCGAATCTGCCCACCCTCGGCTCGGTTCGCCGGGCCGAGGGTTTTTGGAACTCGATCCGCGAGAGGTCGGCGGAAATGTGGAGAAAACCGAGGCCAAAAATGGAACCGTTCGCAACGCGGCGCGCAAGCGGAAGGCCAGTGCGGGCTTGCACGGCTAAGGGTCGCAATGGGTGAAAAATTATGGGCAGTTAGCAGGGTCATCGTCTTTTGGCGCCACCATGCGCGCCAACTCGTCGCAATGGGTGAAAAATTATGGGCAGTTAGCAGGGTCCCTCGCCAGGGCCTCGGCCGCCTGGTTGTTGACGTCGCAATGGGTGAAAAATTATGGGCAGTTAGCAGGGCGGGGATCAATGACGGGAATCGACGCCAACGCCTTGTCGCAATGAGTGAAAAATTATGGGCAGTTAGCAGGGTGGCGCGGGGCAGCAAGGGGGAACAATCATGGGCAATGTGAAGGCGGGGCAGTTAGCAGGGGTGAGAGTTGTCACGCTCGAAATCTCCGGGCTGACGAAGGATGACATCGCACGATGGCGTGCGCTGATGGACGACTGTCGCGGCATCGTCAACTGCACCTGGCAGACTTGGCTCGTGTGGCACGTGCAGAACGGCACGCGGGCAAAGCTGCAAGCATATCTTGCGGAGGCCAAGGCATGGCACGAAGGCGGGAAGCAGGGCAAGAAACCGGAATGGCCGGTGAAAGCCGTGACGCCGGAGTGCGCGAAGCTAACGTATGACGAGGTCAGCGCCGCGTTCCCGTATATCGAGACGACGGCCCGCGAATTGTGCCGGAATGCGGTGATCCAAAAGATCAACAACACGAAGGCGGCGCACGGATCGCTTTCCGGTTGGGTTGCGATTTTATTGCATCGTCAGTCCCTGCCATCCACCGTGCGCAGCGTGCCGATTCCATTCAGCAAGCGGAACGCGATCATCGAACCGCCGGACCCTGCAGACGAAAACGGTTGCTGGAAACTGCACGTCAAGGTGACACGGCGCCCTCGGCCCGGCAAGAAAGCCGGCGAGACCGTAACCGACACAGTGAAGCTGTGGAGCAAAGGTCGCAAGGCCGCGTCGGCGGTGGCAACGCTGAAGAAGATTGCGGCCGGCGTCTATGAATTCTGCGGCTCACAAATTATCTACAAAGAATCCCGCCGCAAGTGGTTCGCTGCGATCTGCTATCGCGCGTCAATCGAGCCGCCGAAAAAACTCGACAAGGAGCAGGTCGCGTATCTGCGCCCCGCGCCAATGTCCGCTACTTGGCCTCACCCGTGGCGATTGCGCGTCCCCGGCGCGAATCGCGCTCCGGGAGGATGCGGCGACTGGATTGCCTCAGTCCGCCGACGGATTTTCGCGGAGCGTCGCAGCCGGCAAAATAGCTATCGTTATGCGGGGTCGGCGAACAAGGGGCATGGCCGAGAGCGCGCCTTGCGACCGATCTGGCGATTGCAAAATCGCTGGAAGGACTCTGTGAAAACATACAACTATACGGTCGCGAAGGACGTGGTCGATCAGTGCGTGGCGCGCGGCATAGGCCGGCTCGTGTATTTCCAGCCGGGCGACAGAGTGCGGGACTCTCGATTCTTGACGGTGAGCGGATGCGGCGAGGGCGATCACTGGGCCGGCTGGGACTACTACCAGATCGGCAAGCGATTGGCGGACCTGTGCCAGGCGCAGGGGATCGACTTTGTCTGGCGCAAGCCATCCGAGCATCCGCGAGAGGTCGGCGGAAATGTGGAGAAAACCGAGGCCAAAAATGGAACCGTTCGCAACGCGGCGCGCAAGCGGAAGGCCAGTGCGGGCTTGCACGGCTAAGGGTCGCAATGGGTGAAAAATTATGGGCAGTTAGCAGGAGCGAACCCATCGCCCGATAGACGGCCTTCCCGCCGTCGCAATGGGTGAAAAATTATGGGCAGTTAGCAGGGGCAATGGCAGCGAATGCGAGGTCGTCCAGTTCCGGCGTCGCAATGGGTGAAAAATTATGGGCAGTTAGCAGGGCGAGTGATGCAGGCGGACCTGGACCTATTTCTGGGCGTCGCAATGGGTGAAAAATTATGGGCAGTTAGCAGGGGGAAAACGGCCAAAAAAATTTTTTGGTTAGGTCGCGTCGCAATGGGTGAAAAATTATGGGCAGTTAGCAGGGCTCGGCTCGTGGATGGCGGCGGGCGGTACGTCGCGTCGCAATGGGTGAAAAATTATGGGCAGTTAGCAGGGTGCATATGGTCATAGGTCGATATCTCCGGCCGTCGGGTCGCAATGGGTGAAAAATTATGGGCAGTTAGCAGGGTCGCGCTGACGGCGTTTCTGTTGTTTTGCGGACTTGTCGCAATGGGTGAAAAATTATGGGCAGTTAGCAGGGAAGAGGCGTCGGTTGCGCGTCCCCAACTGCGTCGGGTCGCAATGGGTGAAAAATTATGGGCAGTTAGCAGGGCGACATAGACCGCGCGATACGCCGGCACGGCGAGTCGCAATGGGTGAAAAATTATGGGCAGTTAGCAGGAGGGCCAAGGCACGCTGCCGGGCCGGAAGCGACGTCGCAATGGGTGAAAAATTATGGGCAATTAGCAGGGATTTATCCGAGATCACGGCCTTTCAGTGCTGGGCATGTCGCAATGGGTGAAAAATTATTGGCAGTTAGCATGGTGGGCAGTGCACAGGGGCGGGAGGCGCTAGCCGCGTGCCGCTTATGCCAGCGACCCATCGTGCAGAAAAACGGACGACCGATCTACTGTCGCGAGTGCGGCCGTCCGCGACTCATTCAGTTCTCGCGACGCCTAGAAAAGGAATTCCAAAATGACGACAATGACGGTCTCGACAAAAACGAAATCCGCCGCCGCATCCTGGAAGAGGCTGCTCACCGAAGCCGAGACGCTGCGGGGGAAATCGGGCCTGGCCGCGCATCGACGCGCCAGGATTCTCTGCACGCTCTACGATGATGCCGATTTTCTGGCCGAGCGGTGCGGCAATGACCGCGATGCCATGATCGAGGTCCTCGATGAACTCACGGAAGACCTCGCACTGAGCTTCGCCGAACTGCGCGCCATGCTAGTCCATTTCCCGCACAACAAGGACTGGGCTGACGGCAGACTCACAACACTCTATAGGCGCACCCTCGCCGCCGCAAAGGAAGCGCGGCAGGAAGCGGCCGACGAATGTCCGAGACCCAGCCGGCGGCGCGTGACGATTGCGGAATACGACAGATTGGCCGGCGAAAAGCAGGATGTTGAGGCGCGCCTGCGGTATACCGACGAACGTCTGCAAGAGGCCGCACAACGGATCGAAAAGCTCGCAAGTGAAGTTGACAAGCTGACGATTGAAAACGCCGAGTTGCGCGGGCGTATCGCCGAACTCCAGGCCCTAATTACCCGAATGTCGGGATCGCCGAACTCTAGCAAGGGGTAAATGATCATGGACAGTGTGAAGGAGGGAGCACAGGTAACAGTGCTGCCGGACTACCGCCGCGAAATTGTAAGCGGCCTCATCGCAATCTGCCGTATCGACGCCGTGCGACGTGCCGACGGCCAATGGTCGCTCCTTAGACTGGTGCTGATCCACATGCGCATCACCATCGGAGACCTGGATATCTCCGCCACGACCGTAGACCCGAATGATCTGCTGAGTATTGCGGCGTGGCTGAAATACCAATTCCTGCAGCGAATCGAGGATCGGACGACCTATGTGTACGACACCGATCTCATCGCGGCCCTGGACGCCCAGGAGGCCAAAGACCAAGCCGCTGGTGTTGTGCGGAGACCGCACTAATGGACGATGACTTTCCGGGCGAAGACGACCGACTGCTATATGAGGTGATGGAACAGGAGAGAGACCATGAAGACAAGCGAACAAATCAACGAACTCGCAACGGCGCTCGCGAAAGCACAGGGGCAGATTCACGGCGCACCAAAGGAATCAGCGAACCCGTTTTTTAACAGCCGGTATGCCGACCTGGCCTCAGTGTGGGCCGCGTGCCGACAGGCGTTGAGTTCTAACGGACTCTCAGTCGTACAGATTCCGAGGATTGAATTTCTCGGAGAGCCGGAATTCCGCACGCTCAAAACTCGCAATGGCGACGAGAGGCTTGAGGTCCAGGCCGTCACGAAAATTGCGGTCATCACTCGGCTATTGCATGTGTCCGGCCAATGGGTCGAGTCCGAGCTGCAGTGCATGGTCCCGAAGGGCGATCCGCAATCCATCGGCTCGGCAATCACGTATCTGCGGCGCTATTCACTCGCCCCGCTCGTGGGTGTCGTCGCAGAGGAAGACGACGACGGCAACGCCGCAAGCCAAGCGACGCTGAACGGCGGGGCCACAGCAAGAGCCGTCACGCCGCAAATGCCCCCAGAGCAGAAAGCATTCAATCAATGGATTGCGCCATTCATCGATAGCAGAAAGATCACGCGCGATGAAGTGCGCGGCATCCTGGAAGCGCACCAGCACGACTATGCGGCGACACGGGTTGAGATCACAAAACAATTGAAGGGCCGGGAACAGTCAGGAGCGTCTAGCAATGGGTGAAAAATCATGGGCGTGCCGCAACACCCTGGTCGCGTTCAGACGCGGCAACAAATCATGGCGGAATGCACAACATCTAAAGTAACAGGACTGACGGTGGAGCAGGATGCACATTACAGACGTAATCATCGACCCGGAATTTGCAAATTTTTTACCGCCAATCTCGGCCGAAGAACTCGCGGCGTTGCGGGCCAGCGTTGAGGCGCACGGATTCACCGATCCGATCATCGTCTGGATGCACCACGGCGAACTCGTGGACGGATTCCACCGCTACCGTCTTTGGCGCGATCTCGGTTGGTCCGCTGACAGAGCACCGGATATTGTCGAGCGCAAATTTCCGGACAGGGCGGCGGTGATGTCGTGGATGTTCGAGCGCCAGGCGGCCCGGCGAAACTGGACGCCAGCCCAAAAGGCGGCCGTTGGGCTGAAAATGAAGCCCGCGATTGAACAGCGGGCAAAGGCGAACCAAAAAGCGGGCGGCGGGACAAAAAACCCCGAAAAACAAGGGGAAAAAGCGCTTTTGCTACATGTAGCAAAAGCGCGTAGCCCCGTTCACACGCGCGACGAAATCGCCAAAGCGGCCGGGGTGTCGTCTGAGACCGTGCGCAAAACGGAGGTAGTTCTGAACGAGGGCGCTCCCGAAGTGAAGCAGGCATTGCTCTCCGGTCAGATGTCGGCTCGTCAGGCGTTTTCGCAGACGCGAGCAGTGTCACGCGGTACGACAGCGGGTCCGTCGGAGATCGAGGATGGGCCGGACCGGACCAATCCGGAATCCGAAAAGCAAATCGCTCATGCGGCGCGGCTGCTGGCCAGACTGTTTGCCGATTTCGGCCGCGTGCACAACGCCCTTGGCCCGCTCGTCTGTGCCTTTGATGCGATCAAAGCCGCCGATCCGAAATTCGGAAACCGACATCGGGCGTTGCTCGGTCATCATAAGCGACTATTCGACGCAATGTCCGATGCGAAAGAGGCCTTGGATGCGCTGAAGGCCGCCTGGGTGCGCAAATAGCAAGAGCTAAAAAATTGTGGGCAGTCAGCAGGTGGGTGAGAAGATGAACGACTGGAACCACCAAATCGTCGCTGTCGCAGAATCCATTCGCCGCATTGAGGCCGGCGAACGACGCTTCTGCATCACGTCGCCCACAGGAGGGGGCAAATCGAGGATTATCCTACGACTCTGCGAGTGGGCTGTGGCGCGCGGCTGGAATGTCGCGGTGTTCACCAATCGGCGATTGCTGACGGCGCAGCTCTCTCGCGGCCTGTCGGATGACGGTATCCATCTGGGTGTCCGCGCCGCAGACTTCGAGTCGTGGAGCGACCCGTTCGCCCCAGTCCAAATCTGCTCCGTGCCGACGGAGGATGCGCGCGTGCTCAAGAAGCGCATCGCGGCCATGCTCCGCTGCCGAACAGAAGAGGAGGCGGAGCGGGATCATCAGTTGTTTCCGGCGCAATTGGTCATCGTCGATGAGGTCCATATGAATTGCGGCACGCGCACTGTCGCGATTCTCGACGAATACCGCGAGAAGCATGACGCCGTTGTCATTGGCGTCACGGCCACGCCCCTCGGAGTCTCGCACGTCTGCGACAGCTTGATTGTGGCAGGCAATATGACGGAACTCCGCGCATGCGGCGCATTAGTGGCGGCGCGATGTTACGAGCCGGCCGTGATTGATCTGCCGAAGATCAAGCGGACCAAGAGCTACGTGTTTTTTCAGTCGCAGCGTCAGGCTGATGAAGCGATCAAGACGATCTGGACGCAGCATATCGTGGGGCATATCTGGACCCAGTGGAAAGCGCTGAACCCGGATGCGAGGCCGTCCCTCGGCATGGCTCCTGGGGTCAAGGAGTCGTTGGGCCTCGCAATGGAGTTCTGGCGAAATGGCGTCAATGCGGCCCATATCGACGCCGAGGGAGTCTATGTCGATGGCGACTACCGCAAGACCAACGATCCGGAGGTGCGCAACGAAATCTTCCAGCGCTCCAAGAGCGGCGAAGTCCCCATCATTTTCAATCGCTTCGTGCTCCGTGAAGCGATTGACCTGCCGTGGCTGCAACATCTCGTCCTGTGCACGCCGATTGCGAGCGTGCTGAGCTATGTCCAGACGGTCGGTCGCGTACTCCGCGCGTTTCCGGGCAAGGAGTTCGCACTGATCACCGATCATGCGAATAGTATCCGCGCGCACGGCTCGCCCAATATGGATCGAGACCGCGAATGGCGTCAGTATTTCTTCGAGGATGAGGCGAAGATGACCCGCGACCGACAGGAGGCCCTGCGCGATCCGGTGTCGAAGGAGCCTGAGCCGATTACGTGCCCGCAATGCGCGATGATTCGCCGGAGCGGGGCTGTCTGCCCCGGCTGCGGATATACCGGCGCGGCCTCGATCCGGTATATCATCCAGAGATCGGGCGATCTCGTGCCGACGCCGGGAGACGTGTTCCCTCGCCGCAAAACGAAGATGACGTCGGACACTCTCTCTCAGTGGATCAAAATCTACCATCAGATGCGCAACGCGAAAAAACCAAAATCGTTCCGACAGGCTCTTGCATATTTCAAGCATCTCCATCATTATGAGCCGCCGCACGACTTGCCGCTCATGCCGAAGGAGCGTCGCGACTTCACACGCAAAATCCGGGACGTGCCCTTCCGGGATTTGATTCCGCGAGAGGATCAGTATCAGACCCAAGGAGAGTTCAAGACAGACAAGACGCTTGCACTGACATAGCGCGAAAGCGCAAACGGTTAAACGGTCATGCTACCGACTGCCGAGGCGAGAGCACAGCGACAAAGGCATGACGACCAAAATCTGAAACTCCGGTTCGGAAACAACGGTCCTTGCGGCAAGCGTGTCGGCGCGCCGCTCGCGACCAGGGCCGGGGCAGTCGTGCCGGCGACCTGGTCGTTGGCACGGAGATGAGTCAGATGAGGTGGGGACTCCCGCGTAACAACCGGGGTGGAGGCAGCCGAGAAATGTGGTGGTGGGTAGGGGCAACTGCGCGCCAATTGCACGAGTTGCTTGCCAGAGGCTCAGCAGGAGACACGGATGTCAACAGACGAAGGATTGGTGACGGTTGCTCTGTCGGCGAAGGAAGCCGCGTTACGATACATCTTCGGCTTTGGGATTAGTTGCTTACCACTTTGTGTGGGGCACAAGACGCCGAGTATCACCTCGTGGAAAGAGTATCAGTTGCGGCGTCCGACAGCGATGGAGGTCATGGGGTGGCCGGATGGTAATATCGGGATCGTCACCGGATCGATCAGCGGACTGATCGTCGTGGATTGCGAGTCGGTGCAGGATGCGACGTGGTTCTGGGATCAGCGCGGGCAGACGCCCACCATCGTGGAGACGCCTCGCGGCATCCATTTTTATTTTCGCCATCCGGGCGAATATGTGGGCAATGCCCAGCGCGTGAAGGATGAGAGCGGACAGCCGCGATACGACATTCGCGGCGATGGAGGCTATGTCGTTGCGCCGCCCAGTCGTGTGGAGCGACAGGAGGGCGTGAAGGTGAGCGGCGAGTACCGATGGAGACGGGGCAAAGAGTTAGTCCGCATCGACTCGCTTCCGGTGTTTAATCTGGAGTGGCGACCGGCGCACCAGACGGTTGCCTTTGCGTCGCGGCGCATCACGGATGGTGTGAAATATATCGCGCAGATTCGGGCAATCAGCGGCCAGGGGGGGCACAATGCCACGTTCCGCGCGGCCCACTGCTTACGCGATGCGGGGATGAGGGAAGCGGAAGCATTGGCCGCGCTGATCGAATGGAATGTGACGAATGCCGAACCGCCATGGTCGCTGGCGGAGCTGCTGCACAAGATCAAGGACGCTTTTTCGGGAGAATCATAATGGCCTCATTCAACCAGGTTGTTGTTGCCGGGACACTGGGCAGCAATGTCGTATTGAGATATACGCCCTCCGGGACGGCGGTGTGCGATCTGAACCTGGCCGTTACGCGCAAGTGGTTCGACAAGCAGTCGCAGCAAAAGCGAGATGAGACGACGTGGGTGACGGTGACGCTTTGGGGTCGCACGGCGGAAATCGCGGCGCAGTATCTCTCGAAGGGGAAGTCCGTGCTGATCGGGGGACGACTCCAGGAGTCTGTGTGGGCCGACAAAAAAACCGGGGAGAAGCGCCGAATGCTCAAGGTGGTTGGTGAGACGCTGCAACTACTCGGCAGTCGCGGAGCAGAAGATCAGCGTCCGCCGAACGACAATTACGGCGAAGAATCGCAAGTGGAGTCGCCCCGGTTTCCCAGCGATCCGCCGGCAAAGGAGATTCCGTTCTGATGCAGCGGACGAATTCGCGCAAACACGAAAACCTGAGGTTGCGATACGCATATCGCGATGAGAATCCGGAATGCGAACTATCGAAGTGGATGGCACGCCATTACCGTGCAGGACTCACGGAACGAGAACTGACAGACGAGTCGGCGGACGTGCATCATATCTTCAGCATGGGGAGTCGGCCGGACCTGTGGACGAACCTGATCACACTATCGCGGCCGATCCATGCGTGGTGTCATCGCTGCCCGGTAGAGGGGCGGATCGTGGCCTTGCATCGGAAGCTGATGAAAAAGGAATTGGATTTGAAGGAATTTCGCCGGGCGTCGGGGATGAGGCTGGAGGGCTGGCTGCTTTCGCACGAGACGGCGGTTGCGCCGTTGCGTCCGCTGCACGCGGAGTTGCTTTCGTTTGCAGAGCGAGAGTAAGGAAGGGGGCGATGTATGACAAGGACTCGACGGAAATCCGCGATGTCGCCGACGCAGCGCACGCTGCGCCTGTGCCGCAAGCATGGCTTCGCCGTGCAGGTGGTCGAGCGCTTCTGCGCGTTCTCGCGGAGGCGTATCGACCTTTTCGGATTTATTGACGTGATTGCGGCGGACGGCGCGAATATCCTCGGCATCCAGGTGACGAGCGGCGCGAACATGGCGGCGCGGTTGGCGAAGATCAAGGCGGAACCGAGGGCGATGCAGTGGTTGGAGAGCGGCGGCCGGATTTTTGTGCACGGCTGGCGGAAGCGGGCGAAGACGAAGAAATGGGAGTGCCGCGAGATCGAAGTGACGCAGGAGATGTTGCGGTGACGATGAGCAAGTAATGCGAGTCTGAATATGCAAGAAAGGGCACGGACGAAGCGACCGGCGTTGCGCGCCCCGTTCCCGTACTTCGGGGGGAAATCGACTGTTGCACGCGAAGTGTGGAGGCGGTTTGGAGATGTGGTAAATTACGTCGAACCGTTTTTCGGGTCCGGAGCCGTCTTGCTTGGCAGGCCGCGCCCATTCGCGGGCGTGGAAACAGTGAACGACAAGGACGGCTTCGTCGCGAATTTCTGGCGCGCCGTGCAATCTGCGCCGGACGAGGTGGCGCATTATTCCGACTGGCCGAGCAACGAGAACGATTTGCACGCGAGGCACGCATGGTTGGTTGGCGTCAAGGAGTCTCTGCGCGCGCGCCTTGAAGGCGATCCGGAGTGGTACGATGCCAAAATCGCCGGCTGGTGGTGCTGGGGGATGTCCTGTTGGATCGGCGGTGGATTTTGCAGCGGCGAAGGCCCGTGGTGTGTGCGCGAGGACGCGGACGGCGTGTGCCGGCTGGTCCGCGAGGTGAGCGACGGACCAGGCGTGAAGCGTCAGCGACTCCATCTGAGTTGCGCCGGGAAAGGTGTGCAGCGACGGCTAGACGCTAACTCAGGAGACAGCGAGGCGGCCAACGGCATCTATCAGTGGATGCGTGCATTGGCAGGCAGGCTGGGGCGGGTGCGAGTCTGCTGCGGTGATTGGTCCCGCGTCTGCGGTCCAATGGTCACGGTCCATCACGGCCTGACGGCCGTGTTTCTTGATCCGCCTTATTCCGAGGCGGCGGGTCGCGATGGCGAGCTATACTGTGAGGAGTCGATGTCGGTGGCGCATGATGTCCGGGAGTGGGCGATTAAGTGGGGCGGCGATCCTCGGATGCGCATTGCGCTGTGCGGGTATGAGGGCGAGCACGCAATGCCGGCAGATTGGAGCGTCTTCGCATGGAAGGCGCACGGCGGCTATGCGCATCGTAGCCGCAGCAAATCGCGTGGGAAAGCGAACGCGAAGAAAGAGCGCATCTGGTTTTCGCCGCATTGCATGATCGGGCCTGCGGAGACGCAGGCGCTGCTGTTCGGAAACGAGAATTGACGGCACAGTATGCTGCGAGTTGGCGCAATCGAGAAACGAACCGCAGAGAGGATGGTCATAGACCACCACTATCTGCACCGCCGCGCGTCTATCGTTTACGCATTCGGGCTTTGGCAAGACGATGTTGTTCGTGGCGTCGTCACGTTCGGCATCCCTGCCGCTCGCCACCTGCAAATGAGTGCCTGCCCGTCGAACCCGGACCTTGTGATTGAGCTTAACCGACTGTGGGTTCACGACGATATGCCCCGCAACAGCGAAACGTGGTTTCTCGCTCGTGCGCTCGCCGCCATGCCGCCCCGGATTGTTGTCAGCTATGCGGACACTACGCGCGGGCACATGGGCTTTGTCTATAGGGCGGCAAATTTCGACTATGCCGGCTGGACCGATATGGAGCGGAAAACACCGCGGTACGACTACCTTGCGCCGTGGAAGCACACCCGTGACGCCTTCCGGGGAGGACTTGGGGCTGCATCCGAAAAACGCCGCCGCAAGCCAAAGGTCAAATATTGGACCGTCACCGGGAATGCTAGAGAGCGCCGCGATCTGCGCAAGATTTGCGGCTGGCCGTCCCTCTCGTGGAAGGAGATGCCGCCGCCGGTTGAGCACAGGCAACAGGTTACTTGCGAGATGTTTCTCGCGGCGGAATAGACATTGACGGCGCGGAAAGGGGCGGGTCGGTGTGTCATCGCCCGCAGATGCGGTAGAGGACCGCGATCCGGACGCCGTGGTTCGGCTCCTCGTCTGGTGTGGGGAGTCGCGTGAGGTGCTTGGCGGGGATGCGATAGGCGACGGCCCACCGGACATCGGCGCACGGCTCTTCGTCCGGTGTGGGGACGTGGTCATAGTCGGATATGGTCATGATATCTCCTCCAGTGAGTGGACATGGTATGCGCGAGCGATCACGGAGCACCGACCCACGGCGTGAGACATGGGATGTGATCGACTCTGCGCCAGTGGCAGATTCGCTCGACGCATTTGTGCGGCCGGCCCTTTTTGTAATCCCACGCGCTGATGATCCATTCCTGATTTTTTGGCGGCTCAGATGGGAGCGCGCTGCACGACTCTGGCGATAGGTGCAGGGCGAAGGGAGCATCACTCCCGTCCTCCCACATGATTTCGACGGCATCGGGCAATCGCATTTCCGGCCACGGACCGCGAGACAGGACGGCGTACTTCGCGCGGCGCATCTCCTGGATGATGGCGCGATGCGCGCGGGGGATGAGGATGCGGATCGCACCGGCATTCGGCGAGAGGTACAGCTTGCCGGCTGCCTCAATGGGAGACTGCCAATAGTCTGTGTGCGTAATCCATTGGCCGTGGTTTGTGATGGTGATGGTGCTCATTGTGATTCCGAAATATAGAGGCGCGGCGCGGAAGACGCCTGGGACAGTGGTTACTGATACCGGATGCGCTCGGCGACCGTCCGGCGGACGGTGACGCTCGGCTCCTCGTCCGGTGTGGGGACCCGCTCCAGTCGCTCTGCCGGGATGCGATAGGCGACGGCCCGGCGCACGTCGGTGCACGGCTCCTCATCCGGCGTGGGGAGTCGCGTGAGGTGCTCGGCGGGGAGGCGATGTGCGACCATCCGCCGCACCTTGGCGTCCGGCTCCTCATCCGGCGTGGGGAGTCGCGTGAGGTGCTCGGCGGGGAGGCGATGTGCGACCATCCATCGGACATCGGTGCTCGGCTCCTCGTCCGGCGTCAGGAGTCGCGTGAGGTGCTCGGCGGGGATGCGATAGGCCACCGTCCGCCGGACGGTGGCGTCCGGCTCCTCCAGTGGCGTGGGGACGTCGGCCAGGCGTCCGGCCGGGATGCGTCGTGTGACGGCCCGCCGGACATCGGCGCTCGGCTCCTGCTCCGGCGTGAGTAGCGTGGTCAGCCGCTCAGCGGGGATGCGGTCCGCGACCATCCACCGGACGGTGGCATCCGGCTCGTCGTCTGGCGTGGGGAGTCGCGTCAGTCGCTCGGCGGGGATGCGGCCTGCGACCTTGAGGCGCACCGCGACGCTCGGCTCCTCCGTCGGCGTGGGTACATGGTCATAGTCGGTCGTGGTCATGATCAGTCTCCTGTGTGCCCTGGGATCGGCCAGGGGCCGTTGCCCCGTGGTGAGTAGTCCGGCCGTCGTGCGGGGCAGACGCCGACGGCGGAGATGTCATCGGCCGCAGAGGCGAGAGGCGACCGTCCGCCGGACATGGGTGCTCGGCTCCTCCGTCGGCGTGGGGACGTGCGTCAGGTGCTCTGCCGGGATGCGATAGGCGACGGCCCGGCGCACGTCGGTGCTCGGCTCCTGGTCCGGTGTGAGTAGCCGTGTCAGGTATTCATCGGGGATGCGGCCGGCGATCCGCCACCGGATGTCGGCGCACGGCTCCTCGTCTGGTGTTGGGATGCGGACCAGGTGCTCGGCCGGGATGCGTCGTGTGACGGCCCGCCGGACATCGGTGCTCGGCTCTTCGTCTGGTGTGGGGACCCGCTCCAGTCGCTCTGCCGGGATGCGATAGGCGACGGTCCACCGCACGTCGGTGCTCGGCTCCTCCTGGATCGTGAGTATCCGCTCCAGTCGCTCATCGGGGATGCGTCGTGCGACCATCCATCGGACATCGGTGCTCGGCTCCTCGTCCGGCGTCAGGAGTCGCGTCAGGTGCTCGACTGGGATGCGTCGTGCGACGGTCCATCGGACATCGTCGTCCGGCTCCTCATCTGGCGTGAGGAGTCGTGTCAGGTG